GTACATATCTTTCGCGTACTTTGATTTTACGTTATAATACCCTTCACGCGTAATGCATAATTCACGCCAAGCGGTAAAATACGCGCTAACTATATCCGGCACAGGCTGTAAAAACTTCAAAGTAATAGCATCAATATCAAGCGAACCCACAAAGTTAGATTTAAACGGCCCAACGCGCACGCTGGACATATTCGCTACGCTGTAATCGCCAAATGAAACATCCTGACAATACTGGTTTACAGCCAAGCCGGATACATAAAGCAAATCAGGCAAAAACACATCCCACATATAAGTCCGCTGCAAGTTCCACATGCGGGGCAGGCTGGAACCACCTGAATGCCTGCCCGCCTGCTGTAAAAACATAGTTTCAAGCCCTATGCGGGCATCTGAAATTGCCTGATTTGCAAAATCATTCAGTATAGCCATTAGCTCACGTAATCCCAATAGTCATACGACAACGTAACGTCATACCTTACCGGCTCCTCGCTGCCCTGCTCAAGGGTAACATCCCCGACCTCTTGAGGGTAACAGCCAACCAAGCGGATTTTCTGATACACCTGCCCGGCCACGGTAATAAGCGTTAAATACACATCCGTCTTAAGGGAGGAATCAGGCGTACTTGTGCCTTGCGCGGTATCTACTACTTTTTGATTCCAGGCATGAATGGCGTCAAAAATCTTCCTATCCTCACCCTCAATAAAGGTACATTTCCAAATCTGAGAGAAAGTAAGCTTACCATGAAACTTAAGCCCGCTAGTCTGCTTAAACGGTACCTTTATTTCTCCAACCGACCTCCCAGGCACAGACGAGGACATGCAGCGCAGCAATAACGCGTTATAATCACCCCCACCCGGTGGGCTGGGAATTATCACTTCAAAAAGGTTACTACGGGCCAAGTCTTGCAAATTGGCCTTTAAAGAATTCACACCCATCTCTGGCATTAAATCCTCCTATTTTAAATTACCTTCCAGGATACGCCCCAAACCATGAAGCGCACCCTGAAAGTATTAAGCTAAACGCAATTAATATGGCAGTTATTTTTACCATATTAGTTTACAGTAACGTACCAACGTTAAGTATCTCTTCAAAAGACGCTCCGGTAGATGTAATGACCGTCTGCAGCTGTATAAATTCCGCAGCCCTAGCCGGCTTAACCAAAATGTCAACGTGCAACTCATTGGCATCAATTACGGCAGGAGTGTTATTGGTAATATCACACACTATCCGGTAGCCGTTATCCTTAGCCTCAGTCTGGAACGCCCCACGCGCGGCCAAATTCTCCAGGTATTGGGTAATTATAGCTACTACCCTAAACCGGGTAATATCCGAATTAAGTTCAAACACAAAGCTATGCAGGGCTATGGAAATAGCCTTTTCAATGGTGATAAGCAGCCTGCGGACGTTGATCCTATCCAACGCCGAGGCCCTAGTCTGCATAGTCTTCTGCCCCCAAATAGCAATGCCTTCGCCACGGAACATCTGTATTGGGTTAATTTGGGAAGGGTAAAGCGTATCCCGCTCGCCTTGGGTAAAGACGTTCGTAACGCTTAATATGTTAAGCTTTCCCCTATTGAAGCCCGCTGCCGGGTACCAGGGATCAGCCACGTAATCGCTATAAGCAAACTGTGCGGCAACATAGCCTGAAGGTGGTACATCCACTTGCCTAGCGTTGTAAGGATCATACACGGACAGCCACGGCGCGTACAGTGCGCAATAGGATGAATTAAAATTCTGAGTAACTGTCCGCCAGGTAACCATGTTAGCTACGGAAGATAACTCAGTATAAGGCATATCTAATAAAGCAACACAGTCTTTCCTACTTTCAGCTATAGCCTTCATCGCAGTCTGTACGGCAACGGATGTGTAGCCGCCATTAATAAGCAGCCTAATATCCACGTTATCCGGGTTAGCGAAATCGTCCCATCCAGCTATAACGTTGGCATCAATTACGGCAGAGCCGTCAATGCCGCCGGCCATAACCAAAGTGGAAGCTTGAGCTTCTGGCATAGCCGTATCAGCCAAGCCAGTGTTATCAAAAACCTGAATATACTTACTAAAGCCATTAACCCTGGTTTCCAAATAAATATTCCGGCCATTCCCATCTATGTTATCTGCCTGACGGGATACCGTCCAAGTTTCCTCTTTAATATAATCCCCATCTTCATTTTGGTAATAAACCTCAATATCAAATTCATAATTAACGGCATCGAGGTTGGTGACACGGATGCCTACCTTGTTATTCCACACGCCCGGGTCCTTAGCAAAAACGTAAAACGCGATCTCTTCACCGGAAACGCCCCCATAAGCCGGCGTAGCCTCGCCAATGACCAAAGCTGCGTTAACGCCGCCCGTAGACATAATTTTTAAGCCAGCGTGCAACGCGCCGTTCATAACGCGCCTGCAATATAACTGCTTACCCTGAGCCAGGAAAGCTAAAGCGCTGTAATGAAAGTATTGGCCAGGAACGGGCTCACCGTATTCCTCTATAAACTGCCTAGAATCGGTAATAAGCCTTATAGCCGAAGCGTCACCTTTGGCTGAATACCCAACAAGCCCAGCCGTTACCGTCGATAAGTTAGGTATAATATCCGAAATATCCTTTTCCCTTACATAAACGCCCGCAGAGACATAAAAGCCCATGTTATTTCCCTCCTATTTGTATTGAATTCAATTTACTAATACGTTTCACCATCTCTTTATAGCCGCCTTTAATTCCGGCAAAAGGTCAATTTCAAGTATATACTTTTCAGTATACTTGTTGCCATCAATGCTTGGGTAAGTACGTATAAACTGCATCTTGTTTACCGCAAGCTGTTCATAGTCCCACGTGCCAAAATCCTTAATAATGCTTTTATCCGTAAGGTGTTCAAAGAATTCATCATAACTTACCTTTTTCTTTAGCCTATGCTCCGGGTCAACGTAAAGGAAATTAAGCTTGCCCCAAGTAGAAATCCTAAGCAACCAAGCCCTCACCGAGCCATCACGCACGAAATCTGGTAGAATGCTTGGGTTGTTAATAGCGTCAATAAGCTCCTCATCTGTACGCTTTTCATGTAGTTGCTGCTTAATGCCATCGCCATTCATTGCTTCATCCAAGGTATTCATCAATTTACGAACTTGATCCACCGCGCCCTCCACACTTATACCCAACCTTATATTATTTTCTCCGTGCAAGAAGCATCCACCTTCCATCCTGCCTCAATTGTTCCTGTAACTTTTCGGCCCTAATAACGCCTTCATCCATAAGTACTTGCCCATCATTTTTAGCGTCAATAAGGTCGGCCTTACGTAAAATGTTACCCTCACGCATGCACACCAAAGCCCTAGCATATTCCCTAACCCAGTCATAAACCGATTCATGCTTTATATCATATTCAGGCTCCGCTCCCTCGCTGGCTACTTCCGGTATCAAACGCAACAGGCCCACAACCGCAAATTTAGCCGCATCCGTAGGCACAGATTGAATATACACCTTTCCACCCACGCTAGAATCCTCACTCATCATCCATTTCCACCGGAAATCCGCGCCCAGCCAGACCTTATAGCTATCAAACACGCTAGAAAGCAACATTAAATCCGAGGTGTAATTATCCAAAGTAACAAAGCCTAAAAGCATCCACATAGGATGATCGGAAAGGATATTCTCACGCATAGCTGAAGGATATACCTGAACAACAGACTTTACATCAGTACCCACGGAAAAGTAATTAGCGTGGGAATTATCATACATCCGGGCCACCTTAAAGGCAGAATGTATATTCCAATAAAGTATAGATTGGTCAATACATTGCAAAATAACATCAGGTGGGGTAGCCAACTTTAATGGCTTAAAAGATTGTTCTATCCATTCCCTTATATCAACTGTAGTCACGGCTAAACTCCCTATGTTATTATTTCACCTTTTACATTGCTTACTTTACGCACATCATCTTTACTAAACCCAACCTTGTTATGACTACAATAAAACCCCCTACCTACTTCTTGCGGTGCTCCCTCTAAATTAGTAAGCTGGTTATGCCTACAATCAAAATATCCACCTACTTTACTTGGTGCTCCCTCTAAGCTAGTAAGCTGGTTATGACTACAATTAAACCCACCTACTTTACTTGGTGCTCCCTCTAAATTAGTAAGCTTATTATAATCACAATAAAACCCCCTACCTACTTCTTGTGGTGCTCCCTCTAAATTAGTAAGCTGATTATGACTACAATAAAAACCGCTACCTACTTCTTGTGGCGCTCCCTTTAAGCTAGTAAGCTTATTATAATCACAATCAAAATATCCACCTACTTCTTGTGGTGCTCCCTCTAAACTAATAAGCTCATTACTACTACAATCAAAATCCCTACCTACTTTACTTGGTGCTCCCTCTAAATTAGTAAGCTTATTATTATTACAATAAAAGCCCCCACCTACCCTGCCAAATTTTATACCTAACTCAGTAATACTCTTTAAGCCTAACTTAGATATATCTACATCGCCCTTAAAATCGTAGCTGCCGTCTGCATTCAATACACCCTGCTTCTTAAGCTTATTAGCTATTACAACTATACGCTGCTTAGCCCTATCAGTTAAGTCAGCCTCAGTAGGAGG